TCACACAATATTTTTTGAAAACTACGTCTTTTCAAACAGATCTACGTCATCTGTGATATTGTGCAAATCTTTTATCTGTTGGCTGTTCTACCCTTCTTTGTAGACTGCTATAACTCTTTCTTGAAAATGTCTTTCTCTACTCTGCGAAACATCCCCAAGAATCTAGTACAATTCAGTTCTGATGTCAACACTCTTGTTGGCAATATGAACAATTGTACGCAAGTGGTACATAATTTGGAGGAACCTATTCATGAGGTTCTCTCCAAAGCTTCCAATACTATAAATAAATTTGAATCTGAATCACTACCAGTTTTGCAGGAAATGGGCCAAAACGTTTCCAGCACTACTGATAAGTTCTCCAGATTATTTCAAATGTTAGAGAATTTAATACGTCCTTTGCTTTCAATAAATGAGGTCTTTGTAAATATGTGGACTTCAGTGAGCAAATTACTACTTTCTATCTTTAATAAAACAGGTGAAGGTGTCACGTCTCCTATGATTGAATTCTTAACCGAGTCCATACCAGAAGACATGACCCTCCCTTTGGTTGTTGTTATAGGAGTTAGTTCTTTAGTACTCATGTCGTATATAGTTCCATCTTCTTTATTACAAGTACTTTTGGGCTACATGTCCTCTATAATTATAACCATAAAGGGATTCATTATTGGACTTATGCCCAATTCCTGGGTTCCTAGTTGGTTCAATGAGTATAGTGAGGTTGCAACACGATCTCTGCGTGCCCAATCCCCACCAATGCCCACGACCTCAGAAATTCAGAGTTCTTCGTTCTCTGACATTCTCACTAGTGTGGTTTCCGTGGGTTTCATTTCTGTTTTATACTGCATAGTTGGTGTGAATAAACCTGGAAGAAGAAACTTGAATCCTCTTTCAGAAATTCTGTGTGCAACAGGTGATCATGCTAGCAAAATAAATCACCTTTTTACTTTCTTTCGTAATGTTAAAACCACTCTTGGTGAGACGATGATGTGGATTGGTGAGTGGTTGTGTGAAGTGACTGGTTTTGCTTCACCTCTTTCTGCTTCAATAAATGCAGTTCTGAACACTGATCTATTCGATTGGTTCAACAAAGTGAATGAGGTCACTAGCCCTCAAAACAGACTTAATAATTTTGCTAGTCAAGATTTTGTGGCAAAAGCTGCTCTGCTTAAAGACAAAGTGCCTCTTTTAGAAGCGGAATTTGCTAAATATCCAATATCTCCTTTTGTTTCAACTCGTTTTAGTTATGCTGTCACCAAGTTGGACAAAATTTTGCATGAGGCAACGGCACATAAGGGAGTTGGGCAATTTCGACAAGAACCTTTTTGTGTGCAGTTCTTTGGAAAGCCAGGTTGCGGGAAAACCACATCTATGAACTATTTCATAACAGATTTACTCAACAAGATGGGAGAACCAAAGGTGAATAGGCTATATTCCCTGAGCTCAAAGGATGGATATTGGTCCAATTACAACCATCAAGTTGCAGTTTTGATAGATGATTTTGGTCAAATACTTGATTCTGCAAACCAGCACGATGATGTCAAGGATTTCATTTTTATGAAATCAAGCGCCCCAATGAGTCTTTCCATGGCTGCAGTGGAGGAAAAAGGAACTCAATTTACGAGTAAGTATATCTTTCTCACTTCCAATTTTGACACACCAAAGAGTACATCTGGAGTGATGGAAATACAAGCAGTTCAGAGGAGAAGGGATGTCTTGGTGAAGGTTGAGCGAACCGGTCTTTTGAGTACTAACTGTGCTACGCCTGTGGATAATCTTCGTTACACAATCTGTGATTCAGTTAGGCCCTTTAGACCACAGGATGAATATGTTGATCTAACATATTTTGAGCTGTTGGATGTTGTTGAAAATAAGTGTAGACAGCATTTAAAGAAAGATGCATGGCTCAAGCAGTTTTCAGAGGGTCTCGTTGCACAAGCTGGATCTTTATCTCAAGAGCAGATGGCTGATATAGCTGTAACAACTGTAGCACATATAGCTGCAGATAGACTATCAAAATCTATGCTCTTATCTTCTATGCAAATGGCCTATACAGGTTTATTGGATCATCAGAATCCCTTTCCACAAGATACCCTACCACACGTCCATTTTACCATGATCTCTGAAGATATCAAAGTCGATTTTCTTAAATGGCAAAGTAATTTGCTTCATCATGGTATTAAGGATTGTGATGTCAACTCATGGAAGGAAAGAATAGATGAAGAGTTTCGCAATAACTTCATGGCATGGATCAATGAATATGCTTTTGATGAGAAAGCATTTTTTCAAGCGCGTTCCATAGGGAAAGGTTCCTTACAAGATTTTGTGACATCTGATGATCCTGATGCTCTTAGTGAATTTCGCAGATCTAGACCCATATCTCAGTTTGCATTTGCCCTTATAGTGCGTAATTTCAATGCTCTGCGAGAAAAAGCCAAAAATCCAAAGAAAGGAAAACTCTCGTATGTCATGCAAGTGATGAATTACATTAAATCTAGATGGGAGTCCCTTCCTTTGTTGCTCAGGACAGCAATAAAATACTATGCTTTCTACAGATGTACATCTTTTGCCTTTGATACCATTCTAAGCTTCTTATCACCTGCCACGCAAAACGCAGTAGTAGCTGCAGGAAGCTCAACCTTCCTCCAGGCAGAAGCTAGAAATTCAGGAACTGGGAATGTCTCGGGAGATGAGTCGACCAGTCGCGGGGGAGCAAGAGCCAGGCAACATAGATTTTTGGCAGCTCAATCAGTATTAAGCGAGGAATGGACACAATGGGCAATTAAGGACCCTTTCCTAAACGATGCTCTTATTAAGAACACCGTTGTTATTCGTCTTCCTCAAGGAGGGATTTTCAGAGGTGTTTACGTGAGATCGGGATGGTTATTGACTGTTGGTCATGCATTCTTCCAGATGCCAGATGGTGCAGTATTTACAATCATCCATCAGCATTCTGCAATACCAGTGGCTTTTGACAAAAGAACATCTCATTACAAGCCCATTGAGGGAAAAGATCTGTGTTTGCTGCACGTTGGTGATATTGATGGTTTGAAGAAAGATATCACATCCCATTTTGCAAAACGTGGCCATATCATGTGCTCAGTGGGTTCAAAAGCAATTCTTGCTAAGCCAACAAATGATGACAAGAAGACTGGGAATTTAATTTCACTGTCCCTAACTGGTGTTTCTATGTTGGCAAATGGGGCGGAGAATATAGAGTATAATACTTCTGAGTTTACTAGAGTGTCCGTGAGTACTTTACCATTTCAATTTCCTGGACAAGATGGTGATTGCGGAAGCTTGCTGATGTTGCCTTCAATAGGTAATAAACAGCCTGTTATTTGTGGAGTGCATTGTGCTGGGTATACTAGTTCAATGGTTAAGCAGGGTCATGTTGCAAGTTATGCTTCTGTAATTTATCAAGAAGATTTAATAAGCATGTTGCCTGCAGTTAAATTAATACCACAAGCGCCGTGTCCACTGCTCAAACAATTGAGAGTTGAACTAGAAAATCCGTTTCAGATCAAACAGGTTGCTCTGTTGGGACAAGTTCCAAATGAACTATCTGTGTCTGTTCCCCACAAGACCACACTCCGGCAATCTGAATTGTTCCATGTGCTCTCAGAAGAAATTGGTCCTCATCTCACTGAGCCAAGTTTGCTTATTAAAGGTGATAGACGATGCACAAAAGAAGGCTTTGATCCTTACGTTGCAGGAGTACAGAAGTTCAATGAGACAGCATGTTGCTTCGACATGAGAGTTGCAGAGACCGTTATGGAATCTATGTCTGATGATTTGCTCTCTAAGTTAGCTAACATACAGGTTCCAGGCGGTAAACCTGTAGTACGCTCTGAAGAACAAATTCTTAATGGTATACCTGGAGAGAAATATTACGATTCAATGGATTTCTCCACATCGTGTGGCTATCCCTTCATGATCATGGGATTTGGTAAGAATAAAAGAGAATTTTTGGATGGAGAGCCAGGATATTATCTTCTTGCACGGGACAAACCAGTATATGAAGAATACATGGCAATGGATGACGCCATTTCTCAAGGTATTGTTATGGAAATGGTAACGTGTGAGTGTGCTAAGGATGAGAGGCTTCCTTTGGAGAAAATCTATGAAAAGCCTAAAACAAGACTCTTTACTATTCTACCATTTCATTATAATATGTTGGTAAGAAAGTATTTCCTTGACTTTTCAGCTACACTGATGCGAGCACATAATGAAATTCCATGCAAGGTTGGTATAAACCCAGAAGGCATTGAATGGACCACTCTTGCGAATGGGTTTGTGGAGAAATCAAGTGTTGGATTCTCTGCAGACTATTCTTCTTTTGATGGACGCGCACCAGTTTTCATATTCCAATGGTTTTGTGATATGGTTGATAAGTACTACGGTGACAAGCCTGGATCTGAAAACAGTCTAGCACGACATGCTCTTTTGATGATGGCCTCTAACCACTATACTCTTTGTGGTGACAAGCTTTTTAGAGTTGTTGGGGGCATGCCATCAGGTTTCTCATTGACAGTCCTATTCAATTCTCTTCTTAATGAATTTTATATGCGATATGCATTTGAGATATTGTTGAGGAAACCTGCGAATGCTGCCAGAACAATTGGTATGTCACAAACTAATTTCAATGAACTTTTTGTGGCTATCTATGGAGATGATAACTTAGTCGCAGTACCATTTCATCTTCAGTGGTACTCCTTGCCTGCTATCGCAAAAGTTCTTGAAAAGGTCAATGTTGTGATCAAGAATGGTCTTGACAAGGAAAGTGATGTTGCAGTCACTCGATTTCTACCACTTGGAGAACTCACTTTTCTAAGTAGAGGCTTTAAGAGACATGCCACTAGTTATATGTTGGCACCACTGAAATGGGTTTCTGTAGTTGAGCCATTGCGGTGGATTCGACCTAGCCCAGAATGTCCTGCAGTTGATGCACTGATGGAGAATGTGGAAGGTGCTCTGCGTGCAGCATTTATGCATGGTGAGACTCAGTTCAAAGTTCTCAAGGATACTATAGTTAAATGTTTGGTACAGAGAATGTTGCCAACCACTGGATTACCCACATATTTACAGCTGGAAAGAAACTGGCTCCGTGAGGTATCAGGCATGCGCGAGGATTATGATTGTGTCTCAGTGTACGAGGGAGAACTTAAATCACTGCCAACTAATGGTCCCCTTACACGTGAAGAGTATGAAAGGGAAATAAATCTCTTTGTTCCAGGAATTTCTTTTTGCAGTGCTAGAACTGCCAAGTATGCTTCATTGGATGACTATATCATAGTCAACTGTCTCATAGGGGTACACAAAACCTGGATTCGAGGTCCTAATAATTGGAGAGATCTTGAAAACAAGATATGGGCTTATACAATGAGTGCTATAGAAGTTGAGATGCAACAGCGCATGTCACAAAATCAATCGACAAACCTTTTGTTTGTTTGCCCTGGAGGTACTGGAATGTCATTGGTTTGTGCTGCATTGGCTGCTCTCGCTACTAACACTTATACCAAAGCTCAGATCATTAGTAGGATGCGCCAGTTAACTGCCTCTGAAAGATTGTCTTCTTTTGCTGGAGGTGCAGGACACTACCTCTTACTGGCAGCACAGGCAGGAGGAAAGTACCAGGAAGGAAGACTCGAGAACCTCGTCTATGGAAATAATCTTTTTGATAGGTGCTTGAGAGTGGGCAACTGTTGTGTTATAACAGGGAGCGTTCCTGCTTGTAGAAATCCCGTTGCTTATTGGTGTACTACGACCAGTGGCTATGCTGGGGTTAAGACAAACTTTCACTACATCAAAAGAGAGGATCCTCGAGCTCAAAATCTAGCCAAAGCGCTAAGAGATGCTAGAAGGGATAAAGAAACTCTCTTTCTGTTCTTCTCTCATTTTAAAAGCTTGGAAGCAGAATGGGTCTTGAATGGCATGAAGTTGAGTGGCATTGATACTGAGGAGCTTCTCTCAACAGATTTGTTATTAATGGAACGTCAAGCAAAACTCATTGATAACAGCGCCTTTGGAAAGATCTCTTTCAAAATTGTGACCCACAAAAAGAAGAAGAACTTTCTGCTCTTGAATTTATGGGAATGTGATCTGATTTCTAAACCTTTTCCTCTTGATGCTCTATGTTTTGCCACTCCTTCCATTTTGAGGGAAAACTTGTGTAAATTAGAAGATGGCAATTATCACACATTTTCTGTTGTTGAAGCCCTCAAGATTATGGTTTGTGAAACTCAAGAAACTTCAGTTATTAAGGAGAATATTCAGAAATTTCTCAAGGGTGAAACATTGCGAAGTGAAGAACTGTTTATCATGTTGGGTTTTTGGTGTGGTTGCAAAACTGCCCAAATAGATAGGAAAGTTTCACTCTTGTTGCTTCAAGACTACAGTAGGGAATTTGAGTATGTCACCCACTCAGCACCTGACAATTACTGGACTGACTTTTCTGAATTTGGAAATGCTTTTGAGGAAATTAGTCTTATGCTCAAAGTCCATTATGTCGAGAGCACTTCCAAAGGACATAAAGTCTTTTCACTCCCTAGGGATTTTTCCCCTCTCTCCTTCTTGGTGGTTGGATATTACTTGGAGAATCTAGTTAGGAAGACTAAGAAGGAGAAGCTGTTAGAACTTCCTTTGTGGTATCCTCATGATCACAAATCAGTTAATTTCCTTGGCAATCTAAGCATTAATTACATTTAATATGTTCACTCTAGTTAATATTGGTGTGATTTTGTTTATTTTCCTATGTTTTCTAAAGAGAATTTGGCCTCTCCTTTAGGAAATATTTTGTGTGGTGTGTAAGCGTATTTCGAGCTGCGCTTCAGCTGTTCGCTGATATACCGTACGAATAGTATATCATCTCCTCGTGAGATTTTCACTATATATGATTTCTGTGTGTTTGTCATATGTATAAAAAAAAAAAAAAAAAAAAAAAAAAA